GTAAGATTCAAGTAAGGAACATTGTCAAATTCATTGAACAGGTTCTAACTGACCTGAACGCATACATTAGCGTTAAGAAAGCAAGCAAGGCTCCTCGTCAACGCAAGGCAGTGCCCGTTGAAAAGATTGTAGCTAAACTCAAGTATCTGAAAACATTCAAAGATGTTGCCAGTAAACTTGACTTAGTATCCATCAGTCCTGTAAAATTACAAGGATCAAGTGAAGCGTGGGTCTATGATACAGCAAAGCGCAAACTACATCACTATATTGCCGATGAGTATTCAAAGGCATTTACTGTGAAGGGTAATACATTGTTGGGTTTTGACACTGCAAAGAGTGAAATTAAAACACTGCGTAAACCCAATGAGCAGATTAAAGAAATTATGGGAAGCAAGCCCGCGGCTCGTAAGTTCTTTAATGACATTAAGGCTGTTGCAACTGCACCTAACGGTAGGTTCAACGAATCGATGATTATTTTGAAAGCATTTTAATGACACAACAAATTGATTTAAACAAATACAAAGACTTTGTAGCCGCGGTTACAAGCAAACAATCTAACGGACTTGATGCATTCATTGAATGCCTGCAAGAACTTGAAAAGAAAGCGGCAATAGATGGTATACAGTTGAACATTCCACTGTTACTAACTGCAAGCATTGGTCTAGCAAGTGAAGGTGGCGAATTCAGTGAGATTGTCAAAAAGATGGTCTTTCAAGGTAAGCCATTCAATGAAGAAAATCGCTTTCACCTGAAGCGTGAACTAGGTGATATCATTTGGTATTGGACCAATGCTTGTAGGGCACTTGGATATGACCCTAATGATGTTATTGCTGAAAATGTAGGTAAACTTGAAGCACGATATCCGGGCGGACACTTTGACGCATTCTACAGTGAGAACAGAAAAGAAGGTGATCTTTGAGTCTCAGTCCTGTCTCTGATGAGATATGGAACAATTTCATTGCTAGGAAGATAACATATTCTTCTTGGCAGAAATGGTTTGCGTGGTATCCTGTCAAAATACACAATAAAAGAGTGTGGCTAAAGACAATATACCGACGCAAAATCAACACATATGTTGACATGGAAGATTGGGCTAGATATGAATACGGCACAGTCTTTGATGTACTAACAGACTGATTATTGGTCAATAGGTTCCGCTACCTCGAAAGCGGCGATACTCCGTCCTCATCGTGCAGTGACGGTAGAAGCGTGACCAACGCAAATTTATGGGACTACCATTTGATGCTTAAACGTCTACCCTCTGTGTAGCAACGTTTCCCATATCTTAATAGTTGAATGTATGCCAAAAGATAGTAATTGCGATAGATACTTTTGGGCTGTGTGTAGAATCCTGATGAATATACCTACACTATAACAGCGAATACGGAAAAGTCCCTTCACGGGGTCGGTGAGACATAGACAATCCTCCACCTTAATCTTTTAATTCATCATCGCCCGAACGCCTCAAGAATGTTTTTTGGTTTGAGTAGATCATATCTACTCGCCATTGCCTAAGAATATCTAAACACATATACCAGATAAATAGTATTATTAGGTAACACATATGTCAACATACCCAACAGCTAATGTACTTTCAACACCAACCGGTTTAACCCTAGATGAGTTAAAAGAGGCATTATTCAACAATATATCCTATCGTTTAGGTCAAGGTATCATTGATTTAGAATTAGACCCTCAACATTATGAGGCAGCATATAATTATGCGATTAAGGTATATCGTCAGAAAGCCCAAGCTGCCACTGAGGAATCATATACATTAATGACCGTTGAGAAAAATGTTGATACTTATACCCTACCACAGGAATTTATCAATGTCCGTTGTTTATATAGACGCACAATTGGTTTAGAGACTGGTCCATCAAGTACTAGTTTTGATCCGTTCAGTAGTGCTATTTTAAATACTTACTTACTTAACTATAATTATGCTGGCGGTATGGCAACATACGACTTCTATGCAGGCTATGTTGAATTGGCTGCTCGTATGTTCGGTGGTTATGTAACTTACACATTTAACCCAGTAACCAAGGTACTTAGAATTGTTCGTGACCCTAAAGGTTCAGGTGAACGAGTTTTAATATGGGCTGATGTGCAAAAGCCAGAAGAAGTTTTACTACAAGATCCTGGTGCAGGTGTATGGATAGGTGACTTTATCCTAGCAAACCTTAAAGTTATTATCGGTGAAGCCCGTGAAAAGTTCGGTACTATTGCAGGTCCAGGTGGTGGCACTACATTGAATGGTACTGCTATGAAAGCTGAAGGCAAAGCTGGAATGGAATTCTTAATTGACGAACTCAAGCGTTATGTAGATTACAGTCAACCACTAACTTGGATCCAAGGTTAAAATGAAGATTGCAGAAATTCTTATTGAGGGCAAGATAGGCCCTCATGAGGATAATGAACTAGAATTAATGCTCAGTGGAACAAAACCAGCAGCATTAATTGGTTCTGAGAGCATCGGTAGTTTTAAACCTTACATAAAAGATAAAACTCTTTCTTTGGCTGCTAAATTCAAGGGAGGTGGCGGTGCTACTGTATATGTTGTAACTCTTCCGAATGAAACTTGGCGAGGTAAGCAAATAGAGAATCAATTCATGAAGCAAAAACAATTTCCCGTAGGAAGCCCTGAAACAAAAACATCACATGCTAAAATGGGATTACTTTTAGGATATTCTAAAGAGGATATCAGGCACTTTTTACAGACTAGATTTAATTAACCTAAACATTTTTCTTTTTCATACTCCTGTCATATACTAAGTACTTGATAGGAGTTTTTACATGATCATAGGCATCACTGGTTTAATTTCGTCGGGCAAGGATACTATTGCCGATTATCTTACAACACATATGGGCTTTAAAAGAATGAGTTTTGCTGCTAGCCTTAAAGATGCAGTATCAAATGTTTTTGGTTGGGACAGAGAATTACTTGAAGGTAGTACAAAGGCTAGTAGAGCATGGAGAGAAAAAGTTGATCCATGGTGGGCGGAACGACTAAACATGCCACATCTTACACCAAGATGGATATTACAATATTGGGGCACTGATGTATGCCGCAATCATTTTCACAATGATATTTGGATTGCAAGCGTAGAACATAAATTATTGAACTCACCTGACGATATTGTAATTACTGACTGTAGATTTACTAATGAGGTACAGGCTATCAAAAACGCAGGTGGCATAGCAATTAGAGTACAGCGTGGACCAAATCCAAAATGGTATGATGCTGCCATAGCATATAATAAAGGACCTAACGGAAATCCTGAATGGGCACTTAGCAAATTAATGCTAGATAAGAGTAAAGTTCATGCTAGCGAATACTCAAGTGTAGGATTAGACTATGATTATTATATTGACAATAATAGTACGATTGATGATTTACACAAAAGTATATCTGAAATTGTTAATAGTCAATCTGCAAATCACCCCGACGCCAATTAACATCTTTCTTTTTTACTACTTCAACACAGTTTAAGCATATACTGCGTAAATTTAATGGGGCGCTATTCTCTAAGTTACCATCAATATGAAACACAGTTATTTGTGTACTGAATAGACTTTTAAATCCACATAAATCGCATGTGGATTTTTTCTTATAACCACTTTTAGTCCAACTGGGCTTGAGTGGTTTTAATTTATTTTTCTTTTTTCCGCACTCGTCACATATACTACGGTAGTATGTTTTTTCATTGCGGATATAATTTACTGCGGCATAATTCCTATTGCATGTTTTACAGAATGGTCTATGTATGAGCATAAGGTATTTAGTCTATAAACCTTTAAAGGTTCACTAACCTATCCTTTTTTTGGTTTATAGCTAAATAATAGTATGCAATCAGGTTGTAAACCTCATAATTTTACATAAAGGAAAATAAAATGGCATTATCATCACCAGGCGTAGAAGTTGACATTATTGACCAGAGTCAGTATCTTCCAGCCCCAACCAATTCAGTTCCACTAGTTATTTTAGCTACTGCACAAAATAAAGCAGACCCATCAGGAACAGCAGTAGCTCCAGGTACTACCGCAGCGAATGCAGGTAAATTATTCCAAGTTACAAGTCAAAAAGATTTAGTTGATTTATATGGAGTACCTTTCTTCTATACAACATCCAATGGAACTCCTATTCAGGGTTATGAATTAAATGAATATGGTTTGTTAGCAGCATACTCATTATTAGGTGCTACAAATCGTTGCTATGTTTTACGCGCCGATATTGATTTGGCTAGTTTAGTAGGCAGCACATCTCGTCCTACAAGTCCAGTTGCTGATGGTACATATTGGTTAAATACTACATTAAGTAATTGGGGTATCTATCAATTTAATGCCACAACAGGAACATTTACTTTAAAGACTCCAATCGTAATCAGTGATGCTACATCTTTGTCAGGTGGTATTCCATTAAGTAGTATCGGTAATATTGGTGATTATGCGATAGTTGCAGTTGAGCCAACTATCTCTTTTGGTAATTATACAACTAACACAGGTACATATTATTTCAAAGCTAATAATAACGCATGGGTTAGAGTTGGTTCTAGACCATGGTTAAATCAATGGCCAACAGTTCAAGGTACAGTAACAAACCCAACTTTAACTGCAGGTGATACATTTACAATTAATAGTAACGGACAGTTCTCATTCACTGTAACTGTACCAAATAGCCCTAATAACAATTTAGCGGGTTTAGTTAACGCTATTAATAGCGGTGGTACTTATAATGGCAGTGATGGAGTTTCTTATATAAATGCAGCCGCAATTTCAGGTAAATTGAACATCTACTCAGTTGAAGCTACTGCAGGTAGTGATAGTTATGCTATTGAACTAACTACTGCTACAGGTGTACTTGATGATTTAGGTATTGCACCAGGTGTATACTATCAACCACAAGCAGTCTATGGAACTAGTGCTGAAATGCCATTGTGGACAAGCAGTCAGTCAGAACCTCACCCAACTGGTTCTGTATGGATTAAAATTGGAGCTAGTGGTGTTGGTTTAACTCCAAGCGTAGCACGATATAGCACTACCAGTGCTTCTTGGATTAACAAAACTGTTAATTTAGAAGAATCTGATTGGGGAGTAACTTACAATATAGATCCTACAGGTGGTCAAGCAATCCCTGCAGGTACTATATATGGTCAATATAACTATGACGGACAGAATGTATTGTCTGATGTATTTTTATGGTCAAGAGTAGCAACTGGACCTACAGTTGTAACAGGTACAAATACTAGCCCTACATTTAGTACTGCAGGAACATTATATGTTACAGTAAGTATCCCAAATCAAAGTGAATTGAGTAGCGTTTATAGCGTTTCAATTGCATCTGGTAACACTGCAACCAACTTTGTTACTGCATGGCAAGCTGCTAATATTCCTTACACATATGCAACAGTTTCTAGTACAGGTGCAATACAGTTGGTTCACACTGAAGGTGGTGAAATCATTCTAAATGATTATATTACTGCTGCTGGATTGACATTTGGTACTAGTTCTGGACTTATTGCAACTGCTGGGTTTAGTCCATCAAGCGTATACGGTGTAAAATATGGCCCAGAATCAACACCCATCTTTAATGTAGAAGTAACTTCTACAAACGGTTCTGGATCAGGCGCATATGTTAATGTACAACCTTCAGCAGGATACTATACTATTATTGATTCAGGTGTAGGCACTAGTGGCGGTGGTGGTTATGCAGTTGGTAACACAGTTACTGTGGCAGGAACTCATTTAGCAGGTGCTTCACCAGCAAATGATTTAGTATGTAGAGTAATGAGCGTGGGCAGCGGCGGTTCTATAACTTCACTAACTCTTGTATCAGGTAATGCTACTACTAATTACACAGCACAATTAAGTAACTGGCAAGCACTTACATATACTCCAGGATTAATTGCACCTACAACATTACCTGTCAATGGAACTAATTGGTTCTATAGCAGTGTTGATAATGTTGATATTTTGGTACAAGCAAATGGTATGTGGAACGGTTACCGAAATGTAAACTATGATAGCATGGGTTTCCCTGCAGCATCAGGTTCTAATACAACTGATCCAAACGGTCCTATCATTGCAGCAACAGCTCCTACTACACAAAGTACTGGTTCTGACTTATCATACGGTGATATTTGGATTGACACTAGCGATCTAGAATTATATCCAGTAATTAATCGTTGGGAAATGGTTAATGGATTAGATCAATGGGTAACATTAGATAATTCTGACCAAACTAGTAGCAAAGGTGTAACATTCCTTGATGCTCGTTGGGGCAGTGATGGATCAATCAGCCCAGTAGAAGATCCTATTCCAACAATTCAAAGTTTGTTAACTAGTGATTATGTTGACCTAGATGCTCCAGATCCATCACTATATCCAACAGGCATGTTATTGTTTAACACACGCCGTAGTGGTTATAATGTGAAGAGGTTTGCGACTAATGTATTCACACAAGCTAATTATCCAAACGCAGGCGCATATGATCCAGAAGATCCAACTAATGATGCGAATTTACCTGAATACAGCTATACATGGATATCTGAAAGTGGTCTACAATCAAATGGCGCACCATACATGGGTCGTCAAGCACAGCGTAATATGGTTGTTAAATCATTGCGTTCAGTAGTAGAAACTAATACTGATATCCGTGATGAAGATAACTTCTTTAATTTGATGGCGACACCAAATTACCCAGAGTTACAACCTGATATGGTAGTGTTGAATACTGATCGCGGTGAGACAGGATATATCATCGGTGATACACCAATGAGATTACCAGCAGATGCTACTGCAATTCAAGCTTGGGCAACTAATGCAGCAGGTGCAGAAAGCACAGGAGAAGCAGGTTGTGTTACTCGTAACACATACTTGGGCTTATTCTATCCAAGTGGATTAACATCTGACTTGTCAGGTAATATTGTTGCAGTTCCACCAAGCCACATGATGTTGCGTACTTTCTTGCGTAATGATACTGTCAGCTATCCTTGGTTAGCAGCAGCAGGTACACGCCGTGGTAATATTATCAATGCTACAAATATTGGTTATTTAGATGCACAAACTAATGAGTTTATTACAATCAAAACAAATCTAGGTTTGCGTGATGTATTGTATATCAACTTCATCAACCCATTAGTATTCTTTACTGGTGTGGGTTTATTGAACTATGGTAACAAGACAAGTTATGACTCATCAAGTGCATTAGATAGAACCAATGTTGCTCGTTTAGTTGCATATATCAAGAGACAGTTAACGATTGCAGGCAGACCATTCGTATTTGAACCTAACGATGCATTGACTCGTAGTTCAATCGCTGGTGTGGTTCAATCATTGATGGTTGACTTGGTTGCAAAACGCGGTATATATGACTACCTAGTAATATGTGATGAAAGTAACAATACACCTGCAAGAATTGATAGAAATGAATTATGGGTAGATGTTGCAATCGAGCCAGTAAAAGCGGCAGAATTTATTTACATCCCTGTTCGTATTTTGAATACTGGCGGTATAGCAGCTTTAAGCAATGGTTAAAGCTAAAGATAAATAATATTAATAGGAGAAATATAATATGGCAACAGCCTCACAATCATTGTTTAACATGACAGTAGCCTCTGATAATGCCGGTGGCAATCAGGGTCTACTAATGCCTAAACTACAATTTAGATTCAGAGTTAACTTTTTAAACTTTGGAACAAGTGCAAGTGCAATTGAGCTTACTAAGCAAGTTATAGATTGTAGCAGGCCTAATCTAAGTTTTGCTGAAATTCCTTTGCAAGTTTACAACTCTACTATTAAGTTAGCAGGTAAGCATACATGGGCTAATATGACTTGTAATGTTCGTGATGATGCATCAGGATCAGTTTCAAAGTTAGTTGGACAGCAATTACAGAAGCAATTAGACTTTGTTGAACAAGCTAGTGCTGCTACAGGTCAAGATTACAAGTTTCAAACAAACATTGAAATCTTAGATGGTGGTAATGGTACATCAGCACCGGTAGTACTAGAAACTTGGGAATTATATGGTTGTTTCTTGCAAACAGCTAACTATAATACTCTTAACTATGGAACTAGCGAAGCTGTAACAATCGCTATGACAATCGTATTTGATAATGCAATTCAAAGCCCAATCGGTTCTGGTGTTGGTTCATCAATCGGTCGTGTATTGAGTGGCGCATCTGCGACAGGTATTGGCGCTGGTCAAGCATAATATATAAAGAAAAGTCTAGCACATGTCTGGATTTTTTCAAGATTTATTACAAGGAACTGCCGAAGGATTCTTCGGCAATGACTACCTTCGTGACTATACACATGCAAGTAAGACATTTAGGACAAACTCATATCAATATGCTCCTAAGCTTAAATTCTTATTTCATGTGTATTTTGACATCAACCCATTAGCTTATGCACAAAGTCTTCCTAATTCTAATTATGGACTAGCAGTTAAAACTGTAAAATTGCCTAGCTTTAATTTTCAAGTAGAGACTATGAATCAATATAATAGAAAAAGATTGATTCAAACAAAAGTAAAATACGATCCTATCAATATTACATTCCATGATGATCATGGAACAGCTACTGGTACTCCAACCGCAGGTGGTATAATAAGAAGTTTATGGAAAGCATATTATAATTATTATTATGCTGATGGTAGAAATCCACAGGTAATATTTAATGGGGTGAGAGGAAACACACCAAATGGAACTGCAGGTGGTCCAGGTGGCACAGCAAATACAGCTACCGGGGCACAATATAACACCAGAAATCAATATGACGATTCAATAACAGGAAACAGCACCTGGGGATATATAGGTGATACTAATGTACCAACAGATGCCGGTGGACAAAAGATTCCATTCTTTAAAAACATAACTATATTTGGATTGAGTCAGCATAATTATACAGCATATACACTTATTAATCCACTGATCACTAGTTTTTCACACGACACCTATGATTATTCTCAAGGTCAAGGTACAATGGAAAATCAAATGACATTAGAGTACGAAACTGTAGTATATAATGAAGGTTCATTATCAGGAAACTCACCTAGTAGTATTGTTAGTGGATTTGGATTGGACGCTAACTATGATAGAACATTAAGTCCAATTGCAAGACCTGGATCAAATGCAACAGTATTAGGACAAGGTGGTTTAATTGATGCAGCCAATGGATTCATGAGCGCACTAACTCCTGACGCAAATGGTAATATCAACCCATTACGGGCTATTCAGCTAGCTGGGTCAACATACAACACATTTAAAAATCAAAATCTATCATCCATTGTAAAATCGGATGTGGTTAACGGCGTAATAAATGCTGTAAATCAGACCCCAAATAGAAATACTAACATAGCTACTCCTGTATTTGATGCTACAGGAAATGGATTACGACAAATTGCGTCAGCATTGTCATCTGCCCCTATAAATGTTGGAGTACGCACTGCAGGATCACAAAATGGTCCAGTACCCCAACCACCTACTAATTAATTATCATGGCACAAATTTTAGATACTCGCACTTCACTGGATCAAACAGTTAGAATTTTTGATTCTTTTTATGCATTTAATCTCGTTGTTAATGGCAATGAGTATGATATCGTCCGTTCATATTTCGTATCAATTTGTGCTTCTACAAATATCGCAGATAATTTTACTGCGGTGTTATTTAGAATTTCACAAGATACTGGTATTCCTGTACTTGATTTATTAAATCAAATCAAAGGAACTAAAACTATAGAGATGAATCAAATACTTGCATATTATCTTAATAGTTTTAAAAGCAAAACATCGCTCTATGGTATTGCTACAGTACCTAGACCAAATACCCCTGTAGCACGCAACATCGTACAATAATCATGGCTAATTGGGCACAAGGTGTTTACGAAGTCAAAAATCCAGAAAAATATGTAGGTAAACACAAACCAAAGTATAGATCAGGCTGGGAATTGACATTTATGACATTTTGTGACACGCACAAAAATGTAACACATTGGGCAAGCGAATCAATGTCTATACCTTATCGTAGCCCACTAGACGGTAAAGTACATCAATATATTCCAGACTTTTTTGTAGTCTATCAGAATAAGTATGGTAAGCAATTGGCTGAAGTAGTTGAAATTAAACCAAAAAAACAAAGTCTTATCGAAAGTCGTACAGCTAGCGCCAAAGATAGAGCAATAGTTGCAGTCAATCACGCTAAGTGGGCAGCTTGCTCAGCGTACTGTAAAGCACATGGGTTTACCTTTCGTGTAATTACAGAAAATGATTTGTTTTATAGTGGCAAAGCAGATTACAAGAAAAAAAGATAAATCATAGTATACCTCACTTTTGTAAGTTAATCACGCAAAGTGATAAATAGAAGTATGTATACAAAAAATAAATATTATAATCTTTATTTTAGGATAATTCAAAATTCTAAAAACAGAATTTTACCTACATCTGTTAAAAAAGAAATACATCACATATTGCCTAAGTCATTGGGCGGGACAGATGATGATGAAAATCTTGCAGTTCTTACACTAAAAGAACATTGGATTTGTCATCGTTTACTTATTAAATTTCTAGTAGATAAAATACATATTAGAAAAATGTATAATGCCTTATATATGATGGCAGTAAAAGACTATCGTACCGTAAATGCACGAATTTATGAGCAAATTAAAAATAATGTAGAACCCTGGAATAAAGGTATCAATGGATATAGAGGAACACCCTGTTCGGACAAAACAAAAGAATATTTTAGTAATCTTTATAAAGGTAAACAGAGACCTGAAAAAGATAAAATAGCGATGAAAGAAGGTTGGAAAAAATTAAAAGAAGCTGGATACGCACCATGGAATAAAGGAAAAACTGGAGTACAAATTAAAGAAGGATTAGAATGTATTTTTATTTCACCCGAAAATAAATCATTTAAATACTCTACATTCAAAGAAGGATGCGAACAAAATAATTTATGTAGAAGTGCTATGTCAAGAATAAAAAATACTGAAAAAACACACAAAGGATGGAAAGCAATAACCATTACTAAGGAGAATTAAAATTACACGAAAACTAGAAGAACTTTTTGAACTTCCCCAAGACGAAATTGAGAACTTGGCTACACCTACTCCTGAAAATGCAGAGTTAATAACTACTACTGCTTTAGATAGTTTATCTAAAATAGAACAAGCATTGCCGCAAGTTCGTGGATTAGATGCTGCTGATGAGGAGATGGATAGTCTTGCTTCATTGGCACAAGATAGTTACAAAGACTTGATGGATCTAGGCATGCAAGTTGACAGTAGATATGCTAGTGAAATATTCAATGTTGCTGGTACTATGCTTGGTCATGCTATTACAGCAAAAACTGCCAAACTAAATAAGAAGTTAAAGATGATTGACTTGCAGTTGAAAAAGGCTCAGTTGGATCAAAAAGAATCAAGTAGAGAAAAAGAAATTGAGGCTACACCATTAGGTGCAGGTCAAGTACTGGATCGCAATGAGCTACTTAAAATGTTGGCACAGAAAGAGAATAAGGATTAATCTATGTTCAACGCAGTTATTTATTGGATACATTTATCAGAACATACTGACCCAACAACAGAAGGATATATTGGTGTAGCTAAAGATGTTGGTAGGAGAATGAAGGGACACTTGGTTGATATAATAAAAGGTAAACACACAAATCTACATTTAGTAAACGCAGTAAACAAATACGGATGGGACAGTTTAGTAAAGGATATTTGGCTATTTGGTGAAGAGTCATATTGTTATGAAATGGAAGAACACCTGCGCCCAAAGAAAGCAATCGGGTGGAATATTGCTCCAGGAGGACACCGTGGACCTGGTAAACCAAAAGGGTTCATACCCAGCAAAGAATCAATTGAAAAACAAAAAAACACAGTAAAAATAAATAATGCCGACAGAAAAAGAAATATTTTACTGAATAAGCAACAACAACTGGAACAAAAACAAGTTGTCTACTTAGAAAAGAAAAAGATAGCCCAAGATAAAAAAGCTGCCCAAGCAAAAATAGGAGCACAGAATAGAATAAAGTCCAATACAGGTAAAATAAGGAATGATATTCACAAAAAGAATATGTCAGTTGGTTGGAAAAACAGATTTGCAGTAGGTAAAGGAACCGGTAGGGAAGGAAAACCTAGAAATACAAACCTATACACGTTTGTTCATCCTGTATTTGGTATGGAAAAATGCACTCAGCTAGAACTACGGAAAAAATATAATCTATCACAGGGTAATCTAGGCTCTATGTGTAGGGGAGATAGGAAATCGGTATCCGAATGGAAAATAGATATTAAATGATAAATAATATATACAGGAATAAAACATGCGAAGCCTTAAACAACATATTATGGAAAGTGTAAAGACTTATAATTACACGATCAAAATTGCCGGCACCATTGACAAAAACTTTTTAGATATGTTTAAGTACAATCTAAACAAGTTTGACCCAGTGAACATCAGCAATCCAACCAGTACTCCTATCCAAAAATCACCATACGGTTTTCCTAATTTAGAAAACGAGAGTGTGACAATTATCAAAGCTGAATTTAGATACCCAGCAACAGAGCCAATGATTCAACAAATTGCTCAGTTGTTAGGATATAATGTAAACATGGTTCGTGTAATTGGTACAAAGTTTGATGATAGCATTGATAGTGAGATGATGGGATATCAGAATGAAATGAAAGATACCCCATTGCTTAATAAAGAACAAATGGGTGAACAACCTGATGCTAAAGAAGCAAGTAAGGCTTATGCAGACTCATACCTACAGTCAATCAAAGATCAAGTTAAAGATTCTAAGATTGATATCCCTTATGCAGGAACAAGAACACAAGATGCGTTTGATCCGTTCAAGCCATATTTGGATGATAAGAAGCTTGGAGACAAGAGTCCAATGTCTACTATCAAGATGCCACCAAAGCCACAAACTGGCGCAAGTAAATAATTCAAAGGAATAGTAAAATGAACATGTTAGACATTATGAACAAACTTGCTCAATTGAGCGAAGCTGTCAAGGATACTGGTAAAGGTAAGATTCACACTGCTGAGCCAGGTGGGTATGGTCGTAAAGATGATGAAAATGACGAAGGCAAAAAAGTAAAAGCTGACATCGTTAAAAAAGGCCGCGGTCGTCCTAAGAAAGATACTGATGCATCTGGTGAAGAAAAGAAGTACGACACTAAAGGTCTAGCTGGTGTATTTGGTGGCGGCAAAGCTCCTAAATCTACTAAGAAGGGCACAGTTGTTAAAGGCAAGGCACAAAGTCACGCATCTAATAAAGATGATGACGGTACAGATGTTGAAGAATCTAAGTCAAAGAAAAGAGGTCTAAAAGAATATTTTGATCAATTAGACCGTGCATTGACTGAAGCAGGTTTATCAGTTCAACCTATTCCTGGACAAAAACAACAACAAAGTTATTTGATCAAGGATACCTCAAACCCAACATCTTCTGCAATTACTACTAGTGATCCAGCAGTTGTTAAGGCTGCACAAACTGGTACTTTGTCAATGCAAAAACCAGGAGCTGCATCTTCATCAGGCGCAACACCAGCAACAGGTGCAGGTTCACAAGTTGCTCCAATGGAAGAAGGTGGTGAAAAATGGATCAAAGGTGCTATCAAGCATCCAGGTAGTTTCAGTGCTAAAGCAAAGCGTGCCGGTGAGACAACAGCACAATATGCTAAAGAAAAGGCACATGCTCCTGGCACACTAGGTAAGCAAGCTCGTTTAGCACAAACACTAAGCAAAATGCACCATGAAGATGAGATGGAAGAAGGCTTAGGTGATGTTGTTAAGAAAGTTGGCGGAGTAGCTAAGAAAGTTGGCGGTGCTGTATTGAATAAATTAGGCCATGGTAGTGATGAAGACTTGATCCGCGACATGCAAAAACGCGCCGGCATGCCACAGACTGGCAAGAAGCCAATGGCTATGTCAAATAAAGAAATGTCAGAAGCACAATCTCCAGAATATTTTGCACAATCAAGTCCAATCAGCAGCAACAACCGTAGTGATACCTTCTTAGAAGGCCGTACTAAAGCTGACAACAAAGCTGAAAAAGCAGGTAAGAAAGTTACTAAAGACTTAGAATACGATATGGGTCATAAAGGTAAAGATGATGCTAAAGCTGAAAAGGCTGGCAAAAAAGTTACTAAAGATATTGAGTATGATGAGAAAAAAGACAAGAAAAAGAAAGTAAAAGAAGGTATGGAACATAATTTACAAGCGGCAAGACTTGAAGGTAAGAGTCACGCTTTAAGAAAAATGCCATATAACTGCACACATGATGACATGGAAGAAGCAAGACACTATCACGAAGGCTTCAAAGAAGGTCTAGATGAGTGTTATGGTCAAATGCCAATATTAGGCCGTACAGCAGTTGGTGAAATGGGTGCTGGTTCAGAAGTAGGTGATATGGCTAGTTATGGCGCACATACTCCTGAATTAGATGAAATGGATAAGACTGCTTATATGAAGCAAAAAGCAATCAAAACTCCAGGCAATACATTTAAGGCATTTGGACAGACAATGCATGATAACGATGTATTAGACGAGTTTGCTTTTGAAGCATTAGATAATCAATTAAACGCATTACTAGAAAGCAAAGAAGATGTTGCTGAAGGTATGACTGTATCTATCAGTAAAGGTCAACAAGGTGCCCCTGATTCAGTAAGTGTTTCAGCACAAGACGGTGAAGCAGATCAGTTATTGTCTATCATCAAACAATCTGGTTTAGGCTTGTTTGGTGGTGAAGAACAAAATGGATATGGCGCACCACAAGGCTCTACTGCTGCTCCAGGTGGAATTGAAGTAGTTGATGACCATGATGGTATGATGGCATTAATGAAGAAATTATCTGGTCAAGGTGGTGAAGACTATGCTGATGAAGAAGGTTCTGATGAGGGACATGACCATGAGCACACAGATGAGTCAACATGCAATGAATGCGGTATGATGGAATGCGAGTGTGATTCTGGTGAAGAAGGTCAAGAACAAGTTGATGAAGTGGAATCAGAAGATCAGATGGCATACAAAGTTGCAGAAGAAGGAGAACAAAATCCACCTGATAACGGTTCAGCAAATACAACTAATGATGAGCAAGGTAATGCCGCAGCAAACCAAGCATTAGCAACTGCTGATGCAGAAGAAAATGCTGATACTAAACAAGTAAATGTAGCTGAAGATGACGAAGAAGATGACGAAGAAGATGACGAAGAAGATGACGAAGAAGATTTAGAAGAATCATATGCCAATGGTGCTGATGATACTTTTGAAGCTGACATTGCATATATGACTAAAGTTATCTCTAGTGGATTAAACAAAGAGAAATCTACTGGTCAAACAACAGTTCCTGTCATTGCAGGTCAAGGTAAGCGTACAGGCGTAAGTGAATCAAAGCAACTTAACGAATCAGTAGATGATTGGAAAAAGTTAGCTGGAATTAAGTGATATTAAAATCACACTTATAATACCCGGTTTATCCGGGTATTTTTTTGGGTATCCGTTTTATAAAAAACGATAAATACATTATAAACAGGTAACCCAAATATGAGCCAGCAAAATATAGACTTTGGAACATTCCCCGATGATCCTTCAGCCGATGCGATACGGACAGCATTTCAAAAAGTACAGAATAACTTTGATCAATTATTCAATACTAGTACTGCATCCGGCATTGTAACCTCAGTTAATCGTACCCCTGGTGCAGGTATAACAGTTAATCAACCAACTGGTGATGTTGTATTATCCGCAAACATCGCTTGCTTACAAGTAGCTACTTCTTCATTAAAAGTAGGCAGGGGAACAGATAACACTCAAAGTTTTGTAACAATTACTAGCTCTGCACAAAAATTAAACATAGATATTAATCCTGCACAAGTTTTATCTGACTATTTTGCCAACTCTACAAATGGTATGGCATTATTCAACGGAACATTAACTAGCAGTTCTAATGCACAGCCTAACATAACTAGTGTAGGTACATTAACTTCATTGACCGTTTCTGGTGCTGCAATACTTGAAGGATCAAATACTTATATTAGTGATATTAATAGTTTTCATATTCCAGGTGGCTCTGCTGGTCAAGCTTTGCAAACAAATGGCTCAGGTAATTTGTATTGGGGTACTGCAACTTATATTGCAAATGGAACAAGTAATGTAACCATACCAACAACTAATGGTAATATCAATTTAAGTGTAGGTGGTAATGCAAATGTAGTAGTTGCTACTAGCACTGGGTTGAATGTATCAGGTACATTAAATGCTACTGGAAATGCCAATGTAGGTAACTTAGGTGCTGTTACTGGGGTGTTCACTGATTCAGTGTATGCCTCTAATGCGAATGTGACCGGACAATTAATTTCTACTATTGCTACTGGTACTGCACCATTAGTTGTTAATAGCACTACACGAATAGCAAATATGAATGTTGCTACTTCAGGTAGCATAGCTAATGGAACAAGTAATGTAAGTATCCCTGCGGTTAATGGTAATGTCAATGTAGTATCAGCAGGAAATACTAGTTTAGTAGTTACTGGCACAGGTGTAAATGTAGCTGGTACTGCAAACATTACAGGATCCGCGAATATTATTGGCAATGCTAATGTAGGTAACTTGGGTACTGCTGGACAGATTATATCTACTATTGCTACTGGTACTGCACCATTTGTTGTGTACTCTAATACAACTGTTCCTAACTTGAGTGTAGCTACTGCTAGTCTTGCAACATATGCAACAACTGCGAATGCAGTAGCAGGTGCTAATGTAAGTGGTCAAGTTAATTATGCCGCAGTTGCAAATAGTGTAGCTGGCGCAAATGTAAGTGGTCAAGTAGGTAACAGTTTAGTTACAGGTACAGTATATACTAATGCTCAACCAAATATTACAAGTGTTGGCACATTAACTAGTTTAACAGTAAGTGGTAATGCTAATGTAGGTAACTTGGGTACTGCTGGACAGATTATATCTACTATTGCTACTGGTACTGCTCCATTCACCGTATCAAGTAACACATTAGTACCTAACTTAAATGTAGCACATGCAAATGTAAGCGATTATGGTTTAGTTAATCAACAAACAACAGGTATATATTATCCTGCATTTGTAAATGGATCTACTACAGGTAATTATACTCTTGCTTCTAACTCATTAATATCAGCCAACTTAGCGAACGGAACAATGCTTGCTACTACATTGGTAGGTAATGTGTTTGGTAATATAACAGGTACATTTGCAAATGGAACAAGTAACATAAGTATTCCTGTTTTTAGTAGTAATGTCAATATAAGTAGTGCAGGAAATGCCAATGTAGTTGTTGTAACTGGCACTGGTGCTAACATTGCAGGCACTTTAAATGCAACAGGCAATGCAACTACAGGTAATTTAAGTACAACTACAGCTACCATTACAACTGGTAATATTACTACTGTCAACAGTGGTTTAATTCAAAATGGTACTAGCAATGTCACTATTGCTGCGGGTGGTAATGTTTCTACCTTTATCGGTGGCAACACAACTGCACAATTCTCAGTTACTGCAACTGCATCAAATGTTGCAGGCAATTTGAATGTTACGGGTAATGCAACTACAGGTAATTTAAGTACAACTACAGCTACCATTACAACTGGTAATATTACTACTGTCAACAGTGGTTTAATTCAAAATGGTACTAGCAATATCACTATATCACCAAGCGGTAATGTTAGTATCGCATCTGCTGGTACTACTACTTTTAAAGTTACATCAACAGGCGCTAACATTACAGGTACTGCAAATATTACAGGTAACTTAATAACAGCTAA